TATAGATGAGCGTTACGAACCACCATATCCTTACAGGGAAGGTTGACGTGACGAGTAATTTACTCGTCGGGTCGTCACATTTATTCGTCGATACGAATAATAACAGGGTTGGACTCATCACGACTGACCCAGACGCGGGGTTACACGTGAACAGTAACGCCTACGTACACACGGATTTACGTGTCGGCCCCCAGATTGAAATAAACGCAACGGCTGGACACATAAAAGCCACGACATTCGAAGGGGACGGGTCACTTTTAGATAACGTTCCCGCCTCGACTATAGCAGTCCATAGTGTAGTCACGGGTTCCCCGGGAACAGATGCGACCGTTACAAACGAGGGAACGCCGGTCGACGCAAACTTCAAGTTTACAATTCCGAGAGGTGTTCAAGGCGTTCAAGGTGTTCAAGGTATTCAGGGTATTCAAGGTGTTCAAGGTCCCACCGGTGACGATGGTGTAGACGGAACTGACGGAGACCCGGGTCCCGGTTCGACCGTTGGCGTTGGAACTGTTACCACCGGAAACCCAGCAACATCAACGATCGTGACAAACGCAGGAACTACCACGAATGCGGTGTTTAATTTCACGATACCGAGAGGAAACACGGGAATCCAGGGTGTTCAGGGAATTCAAGGAATTCAAGGAATTCAAGGTCCGATCGGAAATACGGGTCTTACGGGTGCCGACTCGACTGTACCCGGTCCCGCCGCAACCATCGCGGCCGGTACAACAACAACGGGAGTGGCTGGAACGAACGCATCTGTTACAAACACAGGTTCGTCTTCGGCTGCTACGTTTAATTTTACGATTCCGAGGGGAGATACGGGTGCTCAAGGTATTCAAGGACTCACAGGTGACGTCGGAACGAATTATTTCACTTTAAGTGGGAGTAATCTTTATAGGTCTACGGGGAACGTCGGGATTGGAACGACAAACCCAACGTCGAACCTCCACGTTCTCGGGTCCGCCACGATCGGAACTACTAAGACATTCGTAGTGACGGTAGCTTCAGTTGATGGTAGTAATAGATTTCATATCGACGGTGTGGATCGCCCCTTTTTACAATTACATCAACACCAAACGTATATTTTCGACGTGTCTAGTCTTTCGGCTGGTGGTCACGTTTTTGCATTATCTACAACTGCACAAGGGACTCACGGTGGTGGTTCCGAATATGATGTCGGAGTTTCCCGTCCTACAAATCAATTAGTATTCGATGTCCCGGTGGGTGCACCTTCAGATTTCTACTATTACTGCACTACCGCAGGTCACACGTCTATGGGAAGTGACACACCTTCCAAGGTCTATTCAACCACAGAACTCGTCGTTTCAGGTCGTATCGTGACTACAGACCTGCACGTTTCCGGGACAGGGGGTACCACCCTAGGTAGTGGCAATACAGCACAGAGGCCGGCGTATCCACTTTTAGGTACGATCCGGTACAACACTACAACCGGGTCCGTGGAAGCGTATACGGCGAATTCGGGGTGGGGAGCTATTTCTTCACCACCCTCGATCACGAGTGTTTCACCAACGAGTGTTTTAGGTGGGGATACAGCAAACACGACGTTCGTAGTTACAGGTGTAGGTATTACAACAGGTTCGACGGTTCAACTCGAAGGTGCCGATGGAACCCTATACAGTGTTTTCAATACCACGACACCAGCCGCTGCGGGGTACCAAATAAGTTTCAATATGGGGGTGTTTGGGGCAGCCAATGGCTACGACCCATTACAGACACCGTATAAAATTAGAGTCGCGAATGCTATGGGTATTGCAGCGGTCGGTACTGCTACGATTAGTTTAACACCACCCACAATCACAAGCCTCTCAAACAATACTTTGTTAGCCTCTGCGACTGGCTCGACGACGATCACCGTTACCGGTACGGGGTTCACTTCTTCTATGACAGGAACAGATAAAGTACAAGTGTTGGGTGTGGATGGAACCACCCTTTACCCTGTCGACTCTGTAGCGTTTGTGGACGCGACAAGTCTTACCTTCAAACTTTCGGCGACTGGTGCGGTACTTGGTAGCCCACAACTCACAAATAGACCCTATACAGTTAAAGTCACAGGTGGTGCTGGTCTCACTGCGACCAGTACTGCTACGATTAGTTTACTACCACCCACAATCACAAGCCTCTCAAACAATACTTTGTTAGCCTCTGCGACTGGCTCGACGACGATCACCGTTACCGGTACGGGGTTCACTTCTTCTATGACAGGAACAGATAAAGTACAAGTGTTGGGTGTGGATGGAACCACCCTTTACCCTGTCGACTCTGTAGCGTTTGTGGACGCGACAAGTCTTACCTTCAAACTTTCGGCGACAGGTGTGGCACTGACTAGTGGACAACTCGCAAATAGACCCTATAAAGTTAAAGTAACAGGTGGTGGTCTCACTGCGACCAGTACCGCAACGATCGGGTTTTCGGGTCTCTCATGGACCTCACCGGCGGCTGGTGCGACCCTGACCACCTTCCTTACGACCGTGTCCGCGAATAATACGGAATTAGCGGCTACAGACGACGTTGGGGGTAGCGGTGTGACATACTCTATACCTGCGAATAACTTACCATCGGGTCTCTCTCTTATCGGGAGTACGGGTGCGATAACAGGTCTAATTGCGGCGGCCACCGCAGCGGGTGGAGTGAGTGTAACATTCCGAGTCACTGATAATGTGACTGGGGCGTTCGCTGAGAGAACATTCAGTATTGTGGGGGTGGCACCACTCTACACAATGGCGTCCCCGTTTACGTTCACGAACGCTAATGTTTTGGGGCGGACTGGCCCTACAATCTCCCAATTAAGGAACGCGTATTCTAGTGACAACTGGACACATGCAAACGCGTCCGGGGGTCCTTTTTTGGTTGCTAGTACCCAGGGAATCCAGGAGTGGACTGTTCCTGTGTCGGGGACGTATCGTATTACTGCGGTTGGGGCGCGTGGTGGGGAGGGTGGGTATGGACCTTACACGACGGGCCCGTGGCGCGGTTCGGGTGCTAGTATGCGTGGAGATTTCTCATTGACACAAGGTGATATTATTAAAATACTCGTCGGTCAGATGGGACACACTGGTACAGGGTCTTACGTCGGTTCGGGTGGGGGTGGTAGTTATGTTGCGACCTATTCTAATACAGCTTTGATTGTTGCGGGTGGTGGTGGTGCTGGTTACCCGACGAATGTCAATCAGGGTTTAAGTCAATCTGGGGGTGACGCACATGCATCTATCACTACAACTGGACACTCTGGCTCGCATAGTAACGATATTAGCGGAAACCACACGCAAGGTTCAGGGGTTTCCAATGGAAATGGTGGCAGTTCTGGAAATGGTGGTTATATGGGGAGACTGACTGGTGGTGGTGGTGGTTTTTTAACAAACGGATATGGCGCTTACGGTTCCGGTGCAATACCGGGTGACTCAGCAACAAACACGGGGTATGGAGGGTATGCATTCGTTAACGGGGGTGTTGGTGGAGAAGGTAATTCTGGAGGAGGCAGCCTTGCGTGTAATAGCCAGTCACTCGGAGTTGTAAATGGAGGCTTTGGTGGGGGTAGCGGGGGGTCATATGCAGCAAACGGAGCTGGGGGTGGGTATTCGGGGGGTGGAGGTACTAACGGATGCCAGCCCGGACCTGGGGGAGGGGGTGGTTCTATAAATACCGGTACTAACCAAGTCAATACGTACAATGCCAATGCTAACAATCACGGCTCTGTGACCATTCAAAAATTATAATATGAAGTATATATAATGACAGGCTCGTATACTACCGGCCCTTACGAACCCACCCCAGAAGAAATTGCAGCCCAAGAAGTCGTACAACAACGTAGGGTCGATGCCATGACGAAACTCCGTTCTGAACGGGACGCACTGATTCCCTCCACAGATAAATACGTAACGTGGGATTACCCCATAAGGGACGAACTCCGTAAAAAGTGGGGTCGTTACCGCCAACACCTCCGCGATCTTCCGGGTATGTCTTCACCGGACCTCGATGAAGATGGAAACCTGACAGGTGTTGAGTGGCCGGCCCCTCCTCAATAAACATTTCCTCCAAAGTGCCTCCCACTTTGTAAGAAACCCCCGCGCCGAGTGGCTTCGCCACTCGTATCAAACAAAGTCCTTCGGACTTTTTCGTTTAAAAAAACCTCCCCAAATAGTAGATACGATGCCTATCGCAACACCCCAAGGCACGCTCGATTTCAAGAGTGTCGATGCGGTCACGTTCGTCGGTGTTTCATCGAACACGGTCATCGACACAACTACAGGAAGCTTCGGGGTCGGGGTCGACGGTAACGGACCCACGTCTAATTTACACGTGGTCGGGAACGCATATATTTCTACAGATTTAACCGTGGTCGGTGATATAGACTTCTCGGGAACTTTCAATCAAAATGGAGCCCCGTTTGCATCCTCTCCATGGACGACGACAGGGGCTGACCTTTCTTATACGACGGGGAACGTCTCTTTAGGGAAGGAATTGACCGTTACGGGGAACGTTTCAGTCTCGGATGACTTGACTGTCACTGGGGCTGCCTCGGTGAGTAATGTAGTCACGATCGGAACTACTAAGACATTTGTGGTCAAGGTTGGTAGCAATGGTAAGTATGAGATCGATGGTGTAGATCGTCCCACTTTACACTTACACCAACACCAAACGTATATTTTTGATCTATCCGATAGTAGTCTTATCGCTCCCAGTGTTCACCCTTTTATATTTTCAGAAACCGCTAGTGGGTCTTCATATGATACGGGTATAACAACTACGGGTGCGTATGGAAGTACTGAAAAGAGAACGTTTGTAGTCCCAGCGGGTGCCCCTACAACACTTTACTATTACTGTACGTCCCATAGCGGTATGGGAGCTACGGCGAGTATCTCATCGACGGCTGAACTGATGGTTTCAGGTCGGGTTGAGTCAATAGACCTTGCGGTCACCGGAACGAGTGGTATTAGTATAGGCAGTGGCACTACGGCGCAGAGACCGGCGAACCCTACCCTGGGTACGATCAGGTACAACTCCACAACTGGGTTCATGGAAGGCTACGCAGCGGCGGGGTGGGCCCCTATCGCCCAACCACCCACGGTCACAGGTCTTTCGCCGTTAACCACACTTACTAGTGGTGGGGTGGTGCCTAATTGGTCCCAACAGCCGAAGATTCAGTCAACGGATATAGTTCATGGAGACTACTTTGGCGGTCTAGGGCAAGTCTCAATGAGCTCGGACGGGACGAAGGCTATTGTGGGGGCGTACGGTGAGGACCCACCGACCAGTGCGGGGGGTACTAATGCCGGCTCTGCCTATATCTTCACCTACAACTCAAGCACCAGTCTGTGGTCCCAACAACAGAAGCTTGTAGCATCGGATGCCGCCTCGCCCGACTACTTCGGCTCCGCCGTCTCCATGAACTCGGATGGGACGAAGGTTATCGTGGGGGCACGGGGTCAGGACGTCTCCGGAGGCTCTAACGATGGCGCCGCATATATCTTCACCTACAACTCAAGCACCAGTCTGTGGTCCGAAGAAACGATGCTTGTAGCAACGGATTCAGCTCAAAACTTGCGATTCGGTGAGGTGGTCTCCATGAGCGGGGATGGGACGAAGGTTATCGTGGGCACAGGGACGGGTTCAGTCAGCGGTGCCGCCTACATATTCACCTACAGTAGTGGGTCTTGGGATGCAGGTACGAAGATTCAGTCAACGGGTATAGATGCGACTGACTACTTCGGTATAAGCGTCTCAATTAACTCCGACGGGACGAAGGTTATCGTGGGGGCAAAGACAGAGAACACTGGAAACGACGGTGCCGCCTATATCTTCGTCTACAGTGATGGGTCTTGGGATGCGGGTACGAAGCTTGTGTCACCGACCGCGAACCCGGCCGGTGACTACTTCGGCGCCAGTGTAGACATATCTGGTGATGGGAACCTTGTCATCGTGGGGTCACAACTGGACAGCGAGGCGGTATCGAGTGGAGGTGCCGCCTATATCTACACCTACAGTGGTGGGTCTTGGGATACAGGTACAAGGGTTCAGGCATCGGTCACAGAGTTGGATGACAACTTCGGCTACTCCGTCTCCATGAGCTCTGACGGGACGAAGGTTATCGTGGGGGCGCTGCTCCAAGCAGACTCTAACTCCGCAGCCGGTACCGGGGCCGCCTATATCTTCGTCTACAACTCGGGTACCAGTCAGTGGTCCCAACAACAGAAGCTTCTAGCATCGGATGCCACAAACGGTGACAAATTCGGTATAAGCGTCCACATGAGCAGGGACGGGACGAAGGTTATCGTGGGGGCCTCCCCTCCTTACTCCCTCGGAAGAACCGGTGGTGCCTACATCTTTGATTTCTCAGCCGAGGTCTTGGATTCATCAACCCAAGTATTCACGGCTACCGGTACGGGTATTGTTAGTGGATCGACGGTACAATTGGAAGGTGCCGATGGAAGTTTGTACAGTGTTTTCGATGCGACCGCTGCCGGGACCCAAGTGACTTTCAAGATGGGGACACTCGGGGCGAGTGGTGGCTATGCCGTGGCACAACAACCCTATAAACTTAAAGTCAACAGCACGTCGGGTCTGATCGGGACCAGTACTGCCGTGATTGGGTTTGCGGTTGGGTGGACCACCGCGGCTGATGCGGACCTGACCTTCATTACTATCGATACCACGACTCAAACACTCGTGGGTACAGATGGTGGTGGTGGTACGAATAGGACGTTCTCTCTAGCACCCGGGAGTAACGCCTTACCATCAGGCCTCCAACCGGTGACCGCCGGGGGTGCGATAACAGGTCAAATTGCGGCGTTGGGTACGACGAGTGTAACATTCCGATTGACCGATAATGCCACCGGACTGTTCACAGATAGAGCAATCAATATCGTAGGGTCGTCAGACCTCTACACCTTCAGCCCAAATCCGTTCAAGTTTACGAATGGGGGGCAAACGGGATACCTTGGACCGGAACTCGTAACTTTAACGGGTCACGCCGATTATTCAGCTGCGGCGTGGAGGACGAATCCTGCACACTTTAATTTAGGAAAGGGTTATTACCCCGATTCAGGGTCGGATGCCTCCACACCACAGAGGGGGTTTCAACTTTGGACTGTACCCAAAGATGGTACGTACACAATCCAGGCACAAGGGGCTCTAGGCGGCGACGCGAATTTTACCAGCCAAACACCGGGTAAGGGTGCACGAGTCCAGGCGGATTTTACATTAACAAAAGGAACAAAAATAATTATTATTGTTGGACAGGGGGGGGTCGCCGCCACCAACTACCAGCTTTCGAGTGGTGGTGGGGGTGGTACGTTCGTTCTCAAGAACAATTTCGGAATCACCACAGATGATATATACCTTATTGCGGGTGGTGGTACTGGTACGAGTGAATACACTAATAGCAACACGTATCTCTCCGCAAATGGAAGTAGTCAGGGAACCTCACACGTACCATATAACAATCAAGGGCCGAACGGCGGTAGTGGTGGAGGTGGGTGGGGACAGAACGGTAAAGGTGGGGACGGAGTCTATACATATGGTAAAAGTGTGCATAACTTTGTGGATACACCCCAAACAAACTCGCGATCGTACAGCGTGCTTGTTAAACCTGGGCAGGGTGGTGTAAGGAACCAATCTTCATGTGGTGACGGTGGGTTCGGCGGTGGTGGATCTGGACAACATCAAACCTCTGGTGGTGGCGGTGGGTATGGCGCTGGTGGGGCTGGCTACTACAACTCGCCAAGCTACGCTCCCGCTGCCACGTCGTGGATCATGCCTAATGGTACAACAAGTATTACCGTAACAAACCGTACTTTCTTGGGTAATCCAGGTGGTACGGCGACAGCTGACTTTAACGGTTGGGTCTTAATCACACAAAATTAATCTCATTATATGTTAGATGCTCGCCCAAGTATTAGAAATCATAACACCTGGTGTATCCTATACGTCTGACGGTACTACGTGGGAAAGTGTTGTTTTCGATGATGATAATTTTGCAAAACCCCACGACGAGATGTATGAGAGCGCGCTCTACAAACTCACATACACCGAAGAAGCGCGTATACTCGCTTTCAATAAACTTCGAGAGGAGAGGAACGTTCTCCTCGATAAGAGTGATAAATACATGACCCGAGATTATCCACGCAAACATGAGGTAGAGGATTGGATCATGTATCGCCAGGCTCTGAGGGATCTCCCTAGAACAGCCCGACCCACTCTAGATGAAGACGGAAACCTCACGGGTGTTGAGTGGCCGGCCCCTCCTCAATAAACATTTCCTCCAAAGTGTCTCCCACTTTGTAAGAACCAGAGTTCCAAGTGCGAAGCACTTGTCCCGTCCTTCGGGTTTCCCCCAGTTTAAAAAAACCTCCCCAAATAGTAGAGGTGAACATGCCGATATACACACCCACCGGGTTTCTCGACATTACGAACGCGACACTCAGAACATCGAATCTTGAGGCTGAAAATTTCAAGTTAAACGGTGGGAACATTTACGTAACAACAGACTTTACGACACCCCCGACTCTACAATTAATCGCAGGTTTTGGGAATGTCACCTCGAACACCATTCAATTCTCGAACGATACCACCGGTCTTGTCACGACAGCAAACGTTTCGGTGGGGAAGGATTTGACCGTTGCCGGTGATATAAACTTCTCAGGAACGTTCAATCAAAATGGAGCCCCGTTTGCATCCTCTCCATGGACAACGACGGGGGCTGACCTTTCTTATACGACAGGAAACGTTTCAGTGGGGAAGGATTTGACTATGACAGGGACAGGGTCCTTAATCGTTCCCAGTGGGAACACGGGGCAGAGACCGGTAAACCTAGTTAACGGTATGATCCGTTATAACACGGAAACCGGGTCCGTGGAAGCGTATACGGCGAATTCGGGGTGGGGAGCTATTTCTGCGCCACCCTCTATCACGAGTGTTTTGCCGACGAGTGTTTTGGGTGCCAATACAGCAACCACGACGTTCGTAGTTACAGGTGTAGGTATTACACCAGGTTCGACGGTTCAACTCGAAGGTGCCGATGGAACCCTATACAGTGTTTTTAATACGACTACACCAGCCGCTGCCGGTTACCAAATAAGTTTTCAAATGGGGGTGTTTGGGGCAGCCAATGGCTACGACCCATTACAGACACCGTATAAAATTAGAGTCGCGAATGCTATGGGTATTGCAGCGGTCGGTACTGCTACGATTAGTTTACTACCACCCACAATCACAAGCCTCTCAAACAATACTTTGTTAGCCTCTGCGACTGGCTCGACGACGATCACCGTTACCGGTACGGGGTTCACTTCTTCTATGACAGGAACAGATAAAGTACAAGTGTTGGGTGTAGATGGAACAACCCTTTACCCTGTAGACTCTGTAGCGTTTGTGGACGCGACAAGTCTTACCTTCAAACTTTCGGCGACTGGTGCGGTACTTGGTAGCCCACAACTCATAAATAGACCCTATACAGTTAAAGTCACAGGGGGTGCTGGTCTCACTGCGACCAGTACTGCTACGATTAGTTTACTACCACCCACAATCACAAGCCTCTCAAACAATACTTTGTTAGCCTCTGCGACTGGCTCGACGACGATCACCGTTACCGGTACGGGGTTCACTTCTTCTATGACAGGAACAGATAAAGTACAAGTGTTGGGTGTAGATGGAACCACCCTTTACCCTGTCGACTCTGTAGCGTTTGTGGACGCGACAAGTCTTACCTTCAAACTTTCGGCGACTGGTGCGGTACTTGGTAGCCCACAACTCACAAATAGACCCTATAAGGTTGTCGCGACGATCGGGGGTGGTCTCACTGCGACCAGTACCGCAACGATCGGGTTTTCGGGTCTCTCATGGACTTCACCGGCGGCTGGTGCGACCCTGGCCACCTTCTCTACTCTCACGTCCGCGAATAATACGGAATTAGCGGCTACAGACGACGTTGGGGGTAGCGGTGTGACATACTCTATACCTGCGAATAACTTACCATCACCTCTCACTCTTAACGGGATTACGGGTGCGATAACAGGTATTATCGGGGCGGCCACCGCAGCGGGTGGAGTGAGTGTAACATTCCGAGTCACTGATACTGTGACTGGAGCGACCCTGGATAGAACATTCAGTATTGTGGGGATTTCCCCACTCTACCTCTTTAGCTCCCCGTTCACGTTCACGAACGCTGGTGTTACGGGGCAGACTGGTCCTACACTCTCCCAGTTAACGACCGCGTATTCACCTACATGGACGGATTATACCAGTAATTTGAACGTGACGACCCAAGGAATACAGGAATGGACTGTTCCTCAGACCGGAACGTATGAGATTGAGGTGTATGGGGCGAGGGGGAGGGGATGTATAGGGACCTACGATACGGGTTATTACGGAAAGGGGGCACGTATGAAAGGACGATTTAGTTTGACCAAGAGTCAAATTGTAAAAATAGTAGTTGGTCAAGAAGGGATTTTGGGAGGCTCGGACGAAAATAACTACGGAGGAGGGGGGGGTGGGGGATCATTTGTTTTTACTGGTACCACCCCCCTCATTATTGCTGGAGGGGGGGGAGGGGGGGCAATTATTAATATAACTTCCCCAAATCTTCTCTCAGAAACTATCGGTATTGACGGTCAAATTACCACAGCTGCGACACTATTCAATTATGATTCTTCAAAATCAGGCACGTATGGTAGTTGGTATGTGGCTGATAATGGTGCAAATGGTGGGCATTGGACCACGAACAGTTCCAGTGGTTACAGCACGTCCACCACGTGGGGTGCAAGGGGATGGACTGATGCGATTGGGGGGTCACCCACTTTTAGCGGAGGTATCGCCGGCGTCGGCGCCTCCTCTGGGGGGAATGGTGGTTTTGGCTGCGGAGGAGGGGTATATAATCACCCTGGAGGAGCAGGAGGGGGGTATTCGGGTGGAGCTAGTGCTAATTACGCCATCTTCAACGTTCCGACAAATCACCTCTGGCGTACCGGTGGAGGTGGAGGTGGTTCCTACAATAATGGTAGCAGTCAATCAAATTCCCCGGGGGTAAGAGACGGTCACGGGCAAGTCATTATTAATCTATTATAATATCAGGTATATAATATATGGAAGACTTAACCATTACTATTGGTGAACCCACTCCAGAAGAAATCGCAGCTCATAAAGTCGTACAAAAACGCAAAGTCGATGCGATGACTAAACTCCGTTCAGAACGGGACGCATTGATTCCCTCTACGGATAAATACGCCTTTATGGATTTCCCCATAAGGGACGAACTCCGTAAAGAGTGGAATCGTTACCGCCAACACCTCCGTGACCTCCCGGGTATGTCTTCACCGGATCTCGATGAAGATGGAAAACTCACAGGTGTTGAGTGGCCCCCAATTCCAACTGCATAGCAGTTGACCCTTTCCTCCAAAGTGCATCCCACTTTGTAAGAACCAGAGTTCCAAGTGCGAAGCACTTGTCCCGTCCTTCGGGTTTCCCCCAGTTTAAAAAAACCTTCGTAAAATATAATGAATGGTAACGATACGTACCTCGATGTAAATAATACCAACCTCAGGGTAACGAGTGGGAACGTACACGCGACTGGATTCAACATCGATCAAATTTCGATCGTGGCGAGTGCAAACACAATATCCACCGTAAATTTTCTAAACGATACGAAAGGGTTCACTTCAAATTCGAATATCGAGGTGGGTACGGCTAACCTCTTCGTCGATACGACCACATCTAACGTCGGGATAGGTAAAACGAACCCAAGTACGCGTCTCGATGTAGTTGGAACCGTGACAGCTGATGCATTTGCCGGAAACGGTGCACTCCTAACGGGAATTCCCTCATCGGCAATCAATGGAACTTTGAGTCAATGGACAACAGTGAACACGAATGAAGTATACTATGATGGTGGGAATGTTGGTATAGGTTTAACAGATCCCGCGTTCACTTTGGATGTCACGGGTGATATCAACTTTACCGGAACTTTACACGAAGACGGTACACCTTTCGTGAGTACCCCGTGGACCATAGAATCCTCACCAACAGCCCTAAGCTATACTGTGGGGAATATCGGTATAGGTGGAGCCACCCCCAGTGCCAAGCTCGAAGTCACCGGCAACGCCCACGTGAGCACAGACCTGAGTGTCGGTGGTAACCTCACGATCAACACCATATCGGCAGCCGCCACGCACTCCCTCGCTGCCGTGACAACTCTAGGGGCTTCGACAGGTGAGACCATACAACTCACTCACGCTACCACGGGGCTCACCACGACCGCCAACGTTTCGGTAGGGAAGGATTTGACCGTTACAGGGGATATGACCGCGGGATACCTATACGGGGACGCGAGTAATGTCACCGGTATCACATCGAACCTCCACCAAATTGCCGAAAATGGGAACGTCACGTCGAACACGCTTCAGTTCACGAATGCGACCACAGGTCTCGTCACCACGGGGAACGTTTCGGTGGGGGGTGAACTCACTGTCACAGGGGGTGTTACTTCTACGACTTCACTCGTGAGTAATGCAGTCACGATCGGAACTACTAAGACATTTGTGGTTACGGTACAGCAGGTCAATAGTGTTAATAAATACTTTATCGATGGTGTAGATCGTCCTGTATTACAATTACATCAACACCAAACGTATATTTTCGACCTATCTGATAGTAGTCTCACCGGTTCACCCGGTCACCCATTTGTATTCGATTCCTCAAATTCAAATGATGGAACGACTAATTCAGATCCGTATTACACCACAGGTATAACAACTACGGGTGCGTATGGAAGTACTGAAAAGAGAACGTTTGTAGTCCCAGCGGGTGCCCCTACAACACTTTACTATTACTGTACGGCACACTCCGGTATGGGTGGTAGTGTGAGCATCTCATCAGAGGCTGAACTCATCGTATCAGGAGGGGCTGAATTCCTCGGAACAGGTACTATAAAACTTCCATCTGGGACCACGGACCAGAGACCTGCCACCGGGATTAATGGTATGATCCGTTATAACTCCACAACCGGGTACATGGAAGCGTACACGGTATCGGGGTGGAGGTCCATCGCGACACCTCCATCGATAACAAGTTTTGATACACTAAACGTCGCAGTAGCTGATGTCGACACAGATACCATCACGGTGTCTGGATCCGGGTTTGATGCTATCACCAACATCCAACTTCGAGGGGTGGACGGTAAAAACTATGACACGACCACTTTCACGTTTACAAATTCTGGTTCGATCGGGTTTAAGATTGGAACCTTGGCGACCGGACAACTCGCAAATAGACCCTATAAGGTTGTCGCGACGAATGGGGCCGGTCTCTCAGCAACGAGTTCCACGACACTCGGACTTGGTGGTGTGACTTGGTCATCCCCAGCGGCTTCGAGTATAAATGAGTTCGCTATAGGGGCTGCAACCACACTCACACTCTCTGCATATGATGGTGTGGGTGGGTCGGCTGTGACCTATACACTTCAATCGGGATCTTATCTATCTGGAACATTCACACTTTCAGGGAGTACCATAACGGGTACTACTAACGCCGCAGAAAACACCACATCGTCTGTCACCATTCGAGCAACGGATAACGCCGACTCTTCAGTCTTCTTAGACCGTACGTTTACTCTAAAGGCTGTGCCCGATGCACTCTTCGCCTTTACCTCACATACGTTCACACGGGCTGCAGGTGATGTACGATTCGGACCTACGTTCGACCAAATGAAAACTGCATATAATTCAACGGTATGGTATAACACTACTGCGTGGTTTAACCAAGTATCCGGTAAACAAGGGTTCCAGCTCTGGACTATTCCTAAGACCGGAACGTACCGTATCACTGCGAAGGGGGGGCAAGGTACGAGGACTGCCGGGAACGGGACTTATAGCAACTCTCCCGGGAACGGTGCCAATATCCGCGCGGACATTGCTTTCACAGTGGGAACGAAAATAGTCATTATTGTGGGACAGGCTGGTGAGTTCCCGACAGGTGTTCAAAAAAGTAATACTGGTGGTGGTGGTGGTGGTGCTACCTGGATTCTCAAGGAAAACTTTACTACTGCGAACGATCAGGTATATATGGTTGCTGGTGGTGGTGGTGGGGCGGGTTCCCCAAATTATAACGTTGGACAGGCGGGGCATGCTAACGGGTCGTCACAAGGTAATTTAGATTACGGTGGTGCTGCTGGTGGAACTTTTGGGGGAGTTTCCGGTGGGGCTGGATGGCTTGGGAATGGGACTGCTGTTTCGGGGGGTAGCAGTGGCAACGGTCCGGGTATAAGACCCGCCGCTGGGGCTATGGGTGGGGGCGCCGGGGGCAATAGTAGTTATCCCGGCTACGAGTCTACCGGTGGTTTTGGTGGTGGTGGCGGGAATGGTATAGAACGCTCAGGGGGGGGTGCAGGAGCCACTGGTGGGGCGGGTGGTAACTATAATACCATTAGTTATGGTGGTATATCCTATATCATCACAACCGCAACAAACCGTACCTTTACCGGTACTCACACAGCCTATGAAGGTTCGGTGTATATACAAGCCCCAGGAACATTCTAATAAAAACATCAAGGTAAAGTATATATGCTCGCCCAAGTATTAGAAAGTATAGCCCCGGGTATGCCTTATACATCTGACGGTACCACGTGGGAGAGTGTTGTTTTCGAGGACGCGACTGTTTCAAATCTCCTTAATGATGAGACGTACGAATACGCACTCTACAAACTCACGAACGTTGAGGCGATCAAAAAGTGTAGGGAGGAGCGGAACCTTCTCCTCGATAAGAGTGATAAGTACGTAACCCCAGATTACCCACACAGACTCGAACTGGATATCCAGAACTGGAAGGACTACCGCCGAGCCCTCCGACACCTCCCGGTGACGGTCAAACCAACTTTAGATGAAGATGGAAACCTGACAGGTGTCGAGTGGCCCGCCGTCCCCACACCCGAACCGTGAAAATTCACGACCTTTTCCTCCAAAGTGCAACCCACTTTGTAAGAAAAACCCACCCAGTCGCCAAGTGACTTCATCACTTAAAAAAACCTCCCCAAATAGTAGATATGTCGTACCACGTGACGAATGAAAATTCGTTTCTGGATATCAAGAATGCACACTTACGTGTCACGGGTAACGTCCACACCGACGTTTTGAAACTCGGGGCTATTGAAGTAGTGGCGGCACCGTATCAGCCCACGAGTTCGGAAGTCCTGGGAACTACCAATTTTACGAATGTCACGACAGGGGTCACGACCTCCTCTAACCTTATTGTTGGGGGGGTCCTTTCCATTGGAACCGTCGAGGTTATCGCCACGACCCATACCCTCGCGAATACCACAGCAAAGGGGAGTGTCACACCACACACGATTGAATTCTCGAACGTTACCACAGGTCTAATCACGACCGCCAACGTTTCGGTAGGGAGGGATTTGACCGTTACCGGGAACGTTTTGATATCCGACGATTTGACCGTTACGGGGAACGCCCTCGTTTCTTCTAACTTGACCGTTACGGGGAACGTTTCAGTCTCGGATGACTTGACTGTCACTGGGAACGTTTCAGTCTCGGATGACTTGACTGTCACTGGGGCTGCCTCGGTGAGTAATGTAGTCACGATCGGAACTACTAAGACATTCGTCGTTACAATGACGAATGCCAGTGGTGCTAATAAATACTATATCGATGGGTACCTCCAAGCATCATTGGTACTACACCAACACCAAACCTATATTTTCGATCTATCCAGTGGGACTCTTTCAGGTCACCCATTTGAATTCTCTACTACAAATAATGGTTCACATGGTGGTGGTTCTGTATACTCGACAGGTATAACAACTACTGGTACGTACGCGAGCAGTGAGAAACGAACATTTGTTGTCTCTGCAAGCACCCCTACAACACTTTACTATTACTGTACGGCACACTCCGGTATGGGTGGTAGTGTGAGCATCTCATCAGAGGCTGAACTCATCGTATCAGGAGGGGCTGAATTCCTCGGAACAGGTACTATAAAACTTCCATCTGGGACCACGGACCAGAGACCCGCCACCGGGATTAATGGTATGATCCGCTATAACTCCACAACCGGGTACATGGAAGCGTACACGGTATCGGGGTGGGGGTCTATCGCGACACCCCCAACGATACAAACAATTAGTCCCACATCCGTCGCGGTAAATGCTGTCACTACCCAAGTCGTCACAGTCACGGGGGCTTTCTTTGATGCTCAGACCACAATCCAACTTCAAGGGGGTAACGGTACAAAATATAACGTGACCGATTTCACATTTACAAATTATGGTTCGATCGGGTTTAAGATGGGAAACTTGGCGTCCGGACAGGTCGCAAATAGACCCTTTACGGTTGTCGTGACGAATGGTGCCGGTCTCAATGCGACGAGTGCCGCAACCCTAAATGTTGGTGGTGTGACTTGGACCTCACCGGCGGCTGGTGCGACCTTAACCTTCTCTACTCTCTCGACCGTGACTAATACGGAATTAGCGGCTACAGACGACCTTGGGGGTAGCGGTGTGACATACTCTGTACCTGCGAATAACTTATCAGGTCTCACTCTTAACCCGACTACGGGTGCGATAACAGGTACTATCGGGGCGGCGGGAACGACGTCCGTAACATTCCGAGCCACTGATACTGTGTCTGGAGCGACCCTGGATAGAACATTCAGTATTGTGGGGGTGAATATCCCAGCCGGACAACAAACTTTTACTACCACCGGTACGACTGCGTGGATAGCCCCCTCGGGCGTTACCAGTGTTTTCGTAGTATGTGTAGGTGGTGGGGGTGGTGGGGGTGGTTGGTATGGTTCTGGAGGTGCTGGGGGTGGACTCGCATGGAGAAATAACGTAACCGTTGTTCCTGGAACTTCGTATACTGTTACAGTAGGTACAGCTGGGAGTGGACGCCCCACCGGTACTAATTCCCCGGGGTCGGTAGCCGGGAGTAACGGTGGTACTTCTAGTTTTTTGACAACGGTCGCCGGTGGTGGACAACATGGAGGTCCGTATAGTATGAACAACGTGAAGCCCTCGGGTGGGACTTTTACGGGTGACGGTGGAGGGATTGGTGGGACATGTGAAGGTAACTATTCCTCCGGTACCATTACTTCTGGGGGGGGAGGTGCTGGTGGGTACAGTGGTACGGGAGGTAAGGGGGGAGGTTCTGCAATCAGCGGTAGTGCTACTTTTGTTAATGCTACCGCTGGGGCTGGTGGCGGTGGCGGTGGCGGTGGGGGGCGGTTGCAAAATTCAAATTCAACGTCCGATTATGGTGCGGTTGCTGGGGGTGGGGTCGGTCTCAACGGTCAGGGAGCCAACGGTGCTGCTGGTGTGAATGATACCTTCACCGGCACAAATACTCAAGTAAGTGTAAATGTGGCAGGAGGTGGTGGATCGGGTGGGGCCAGGGGTAGCCTGGGAACGACGCCATATGGAATAGGAGGAGTCGGAGGTCTATACGGTGGTGGTGGCGGTCCAGCTACTGGTGACAGTACTAGCAACTCAGTTGGCGGTCCTGGAGGAAAGGGTGCGGTTCGTATTATCTGGGGTACGGGACGTTCGTTTCCTACGAACGCAGCCGATGTTTAAGCAATTTATAATGTACCCTATTACTAAAGTATAAATGGAAATCCAATATATTATTAAGAGTGTTGACCGGAAACCAGAAGGGTATCCCATACAGGTAAGTAACGCTCTCGAGTGTGGTCTCATCCATAAACCCCCAACCTCCGCGTATATCGTATCTTCTATGTTAGAAGGTTCCGGGTACGTTCTTTACATACACACCCAACCCCCACAAAACGCAAACCCTCTCGAAATGTATGTAGAAGACCCTCTCGTGTTTGATGAGGACCAAGGCTGTTACGAACAGACCTATACTCTAATTGACCGGGTGTTTACCTCCGAGGCTGAGAAACAAGAAGTTGTGGATGCGGGTGTCAGTCTTCTTAAATCTGAAATACGAACCAAACGTGACGCTTTACTACTGCGTACCGACTTTACACAAATAGGGGATGTCCCATTCGATAAACCAAAATGGTCCACGTATCGCCAGGCTTTAAGAGATATAACGTCTCAAGAAGGGTTTAGTACAGGTTCAGTCACGTGGCCTGAACCCCCTTTTAGTCTTGATCCAGTCACCGTATCGACAGCGTAAACAATTTTCCTCCAAAGTGCGTCCCACTTTGTAAGAACCAGAGTTCCAAGTGCGAAGCACTTGTCCCGTCCTTCGGGTTTCCCCCAGTTTAAAAAAACCTCCCCAAATAGTAGATATGGCCACGAACGGTATCCTAAAGTTTCAGGGAACGAACAAAGCTACGTTCGTCGGCGCGACTTCGAACGTTGTCATCGATACGGTAAAGTCGAGTTTGGGGATCGGGGTCGATGTCAACGGACCCACGTCTAATTTACACGTGGTCGGGAACGTCTACGTTTCAACAGAATTAACGGTGGGTGGAACCGTGACCGCTACAACGTTCGCTGGCGATGGGTCCGGACTTACGGGTATTTCGACATCATCAACGCTTCAATCGGTCACGGATACCGGGAATGTAACTTCAAACACGATTCAGTTTACGAATGCGACAACGGGTTTTATCGTGAACTCAAATAGTATCGTCACCGGAAATGTCACGGCAGCTACGTTCTTGGGAGACGGGTCGGGGCTTACGTCCATTCCCGCCGCACAAATTACGGGGACACTCGATGCTGCTAGGATTCCAGCTTTAGACACGGCAAAAATAACGACCGGGACCCTAGATGCTGCTAGGATTCCAACCCTAAACCAAAATACGACTGGTTCCGCCGGTTCAGCAACAACGGCTGGGACGGCTGCCACGTTGACGACAGCACGAACGATTGGGGGTGTTTCCTTTGACGGGTCTGCGGCTATCGTGCCTACAACGTTTGGGGCAGCAACCTTCAGTGGGGATGTCACGGTAGATTCAACCACCTTCCACGTGGATTCGACCAATAATAAGGTCGGTATCGGGACGATAAGTCCAAAAGGGAACCTACATATAAAACAGAATGATAACGATTATTATAGTCAAAATGCCGGTTTACGTTTAGAAGCCAATGGTACAACTTCTATGTGGGCAATTGTAGCTTCTTCGTATTCGTCTCAGAGTGGAACTCTCGCATTCGGTTCGTCTAGTAACGGTGCTGTAACATGGGCTGACCGGGCGTATATAAGCCATGTTGGTAATCAGAATCAACTTGATTTCACTGGTCAGCACAGGGCGTTCATCGAAGGAGTCTCTTATTCGGATTACGAAACGCTCGAAGGTCTCATCGTCTCAGCTAATAAAAATAAGTATTATAACATCGACGAGGAAATCACTACCGGTGCGAGTGCGATTCAAGTTAGTCAATCACTTCCACTCGTGTCGATGTCAACGACTGAAAAGGATAAGTCTTGTTTCGGTGTTATTTCAGGTAGTGAAGACCCTGAGACTCGCGAATACACACAAGGGTCATTCGTCTCCGTGATGAAAAAACAAGTCGGTGATATTAGGGCGTTCATCAACTCCGTCGGTGAAGGTGCCATTTGGGTCACGAACATCAACGGTCCCCTCGAATCGGGTGATTACATCACGACATCCAATGTAGCCGGCTACGGTCAAAAACAAGACAGTGAGTTTCTCGCAAACTACACGGTCGCCAAAATCACTATGGATTGTGATTTCAGTCCGGTAACTCAACCCATACAAAATATCAAGAAAGATGAAACAGGTGAAAATACACTAGACGAACATGGTCAAATCCAATGGGAAGACCACCCTACAGAGACAGAAAAGGCCTATAAAATTCGACACCTCGACGCGAACGGTGTCATCACGGATGAAGCGAATGTCGTTCATACAGCGGCCTTCGTGGGGTGTACGTATCATTGTGGCTGATCCCCAAGTCCATAGGACTTGTTCCAAACAAATTTCCTCCGAAGTGCCTCCCACTTTGTAAGAAAAAGAGTTCCAAGTGCGAAGCACTTGTCCCGTATCAAACAAAGTCCTTCGGACTTTTTCGTTTAAAAAAACCTCCCCAAATAGTAGATATGTCCGCGAACGGTCAACTTGTCTTCACGGATGTTGATAAAGTCACATTCAAGGGGGTGGGTAATGCATCGAATGCCGTGATTGATACGCTCACAGGAAAGATCGGGGTTGGGGTTGATAGTCCATCGGCCAACCTCCACGTTGTCGGAAATTGTTTCGTCAGCACGAACTTCGAACTCGGTGGAACCATGACCATGGGTACGGTGACGGTCGAGGCACAACACGAACTCTCGGCGATCACCGCTACGGGGAACCTCACACCACACACGATCCAGTTTACGAACCCTACGACAGCCTTCACCACCACGGGGAACGTCTCGGTGGGGAAAGATTTAACCGTGACTGGGTTCGTCGGGAATTCTGGAACTGGGGCCATACTCGTTCCGAGTGGGACGACTGCACAACAACCTGCCGGGGTTAACGG